CGACCAGCGGCAACACTGTCTATACGTGTCCAACAGCTGGTTTTGCCGGCTCCATTGGGATGACGGCGGCGCTCGGTGGACTCGATACATTCACCGAGGGCTATCACAGCGCAACGCTCTACGGCAGAACCAGTAGCAGCACGTCAGGTTGGTATGGCGCTACTGCTGGATGGGTTTGCACTTTGACTGCGCGTCTTATGGGATAATGAGATGCCTGACATTCGTCTCGTTCAAGCTTCGAATTTTCCTAATGCGCCGAATTATTCTGTGACCATGGATTGGCTGTTGTTAGATGATGGCACGTTGGATGAAGCGCAAGCACTAGCGACGGCGGTTTGTGTAGCGCTCGGGACTGATTCCCTAGCTTCAGTTAATGATATTCTTCCTGATCCGGATAGTAGTGACCGGGCCGGATGGTGGGGTGATTTAGACGCTTTAGAAATTTGGGGCGGTTGGCCTATTGGCTGCAAGTTGTGGCTTCTTAAGCGTTCGAAAATTGAGAGTGCCGAGTCACAATATGGTTCGACGGTGAGGCGAGTTGAACAATATATTCGCGAAGCGATTCAACCTTTCATTGATCGCAAATTCGCTTCCTCGATGTGGGTTCAAGCGGTGCGGATTAATAAGCAACAAATCAACGCTATTATTAAACTCTATCGCGGTCCTGATCTCGAAGTTGAATTGCGATATCAAGTCTTGTGGGCTGACATTTGGCCGGGAGAGCCTATTGGTGAATACTACACCGGCGGTTCAGGACCGTCTCGGCCAGTCGAACAAACAGGGCAACCTTTTGGATAAATCATGGGCAATTGGAGTACATCAGCGAAGTCGGCTGCAATGGTCGCTAAGTTGGCGAAGATTGATGCTGGAATAAATCCAGCAACAATTGAAATTGGCACATCAGGAATGGGAAATATTCTTTTGAGTTTTACGCTCAGTAAGCCTTCGTTCGTGGAGACAGGAACTGGTAAGTTGATCCTCCTTAACGTGCCGATGGACGCTAATGGATTGCTTGATGGGATCGCGACTGAGGCGCGTATTAAAGACGGTATAGGGGTGACCGTTCTTGGTGGCTTGACGGTTGGAACTATGTCGGGCGATGTCATTATCAACAATACAGCTATTGCGACCAATCAACCAGCTAGCTTACAAGGGATGACGATTATTCATGGTTGAACCTCGCGAAGAACCAACAGTGCTTGATGCCGCAATCGTGGATCCACCAGATATTATTTCTGCTGGATTGCGCATAGAGATTTCAGCAATCACAACATATGTTGATGTCATTGTGCATTGGAAATGGACGAATGGTACGGGAACGGTTATCGTTGGCGCGATGGTCCCGCGTACACAATTAAATATCGGAAAAGAGTACACCAAGAAGGAAATTCGTAGCTCTGGTAAGGTAATGGGTGATAACGTCTATGGCGGCAAGACAATAATTTCATACACTCGGTGACAAGATGCCTTGGTCAACTCCAACTTTGAAAGATGTGCGGTCGCTGGTGCGCGATGCTATTCGTGGTCAACTTCCCGGCGCAGACGCTTTGGTGCCGAATTCGGTCCTCCGGGTTATATCGGATGCGATGGGGGCGTTGTGTCATCTTACATTACAATATATTGATTGGTTAGCCTTACAGCTCATTCCAGACACGGCTGAGAAGGAATGGCTAGACCGACATGGCGATATTTGGTTGGTGAATTCGGACGGGACAACGGGACGCAAGCTCGCAACTTCTGCTCAAGGTAGTGCGAATTTTTTTGGTTTGGTTGGTGGTGAAATTGTTCCGCAATATACCCATCTATCCATTTCTAATATTGAATATGAAACGCTTCAACAGATCGTTTGTTCCGCAGATGGACTTCCTACACCTGCTCCTATTCGCGCTCTCGACACCGGTAAGATTGGCAATCAAGAGCCAGGAACGCAATTAGGAATTGACCCGCCAGTTCCTGGAGTAATTAATGCAGCTGTTGTAGTAGAGTTAGATGGAGGAACTGATTTAGAGACTGATGATGAACTTCGGGCTCGCGTCCTTCAGCGCATTCGTCAACCTCCGCAAGGTGGAGCGGCGCATGACTATGTACGTTGGGCTCTTGCGGTTCCAGGGGTTACACGCGCTTGGTGTAAGGCACTAGAGATGGGAATTGGAACTGTTACCATTCGCTTTATGTGCGATGATCTTCGTGCTGATCGAGAGGGCTTCCCGAATTCGGACGATATCCAGCGTGTCGTGGAGTACGTTGATACTGTACGTCCGGTTGCTGTTAAGGATTTTTTCGTTGTGTCTCCGATACGCCGACCGTGCGATGTTCATCTCAATAATGTCAATCCTGATAATACAGAAGTGCGTGCCAGTATTGAAGCTAGCTTAAAACAAATGTTCTTTGATTTGGCAGAGCCTGGTCAAACTATCTATGCTGCTTGGAAATCGCAAGCCGTTATGAATGCGCCTGAGGTCATCTCATTTGATCTTCTCGACTGGGATGATGATATCATGGAAAGCCCGGGGCATATGGCCGTGCTTGGCGACATCTACTATGGACATTAACCAATGGCTATGGGAGTATATCCGGGCGACCGTCACATCAGGCGTTCTGGTGAAGATTATGCCAGTCAATTTCTCAAGTTGTTGCCGAAGGGGCAAGCTTGGGATAGCAAGACTGAGCCATCTACGACGCTATGGAAGGTTTGTCGTGGGCTAGCGGAGTATTGGGGATTTGTTGATGCGCGTGCTGCTGATCTCCTTGAGCGTGAGGCCGATCCACGATGGACGTTAGAACTTCTACCAGATTGGGAACGTGCTTGGGGCTTGCCAGATCCATGCTTTCCAGAAATGACAACTATTGCCGAGCGACGAAAAATGCTCGTCCTCTATATGACTTGGCTCGGCGGGCAATCGCGCGCTTACTTCATTTGGTTAATGGAGTTTATTGGCTACAAGATAAACAAGATCGGAGAGTTTGCACCATTTATGGCCGGAATTAGTCGGTGCGGCGATACGCGTGAGGTTGATATTATTCGCGATGAAGATGGAACGCCAATTCTTAATCCGGATGGATCAATTCAACGAGTTCCAAAAGGAAATTTCCGTTGGTATATCGGACCGCCAGAACAACGTTTTGCTTGGACTGTGTCCGTTGGAGCCGCGAACTTGATGTGGTTTCGAGCCGCATCCGGTCAATCTGGAGTCAATCATCATCTTGAGATCGGAATTCCTGATGATTTGAACTGTCTTCTAAATAGATGGAAACCATCACATACCGATCTTGTTTTAGACTTCCATGAGCTAACGTATGGCTCGCCTATGGCTGGCACGCCGTGATCCAAAAAAGATAAGGAGACTTGCGCCGTGAAATATCAAGCTCCGTACGGAATGACCGATCAAAATTCGCCTTATATTAACGGCGATCCAACAATCGGCCGTCTTGGCTCGATCCCGCCAGCATCGGCGTTTGAATATCCGATGCGTGAGATTGATGCCATTATTCGAAAGAATTTCATAGTTCCAGCGGATGATGATTTGACGCAAGTGATGAAGGCGATCAGATCTCAACGCTCGAATTTTGCCGATGATACGGGCGCGGTGAATTCGTTGGTAGTTGCGTATGATCCTCCGCTCGCGGCTTATACATTGGGTCTGATCCTTCGCGTTCGTGCGAAATATAATTGCACTGGACCAACGACGATTAATGCTGGTGCTGGGATCGCAAACGTTATTCGTGCCGATGGTAACTCGACGGCGGCAGATGACATTGTTGCTGGCGGAATTGCGGAATTGGTTTATGACGGTAATTTCTTTCAACTTGTCAATTATATGGGAAAGGGCGGTGCCGCAGGCGGTGGCGACACTATCAACAATTATCTAACCCAACTTCCTTATGCTCTTGATGATAGTCCGACACCGGGAATTGTCCATGCGAACTTCGGACCGCCAGCCCTGCAACCGATTGTTCCGGGAACTACGGTTCTCGTTAAGCTCAATAATACGCTTCCTGGCGGAGCGGCGACATTTGCGCCGGACGCTCAAGCTGCGAAGCCGATGCTCGCTAATGGCGGACCTACGGTGCTGCAAGGCGACTCAATTGCCGGCGACATAATGCTTCTTCGTTTTGATGGTACATCTTGGTACTTTGATCCGTATCCACTTATCACGTCGTCTTGTACGCTCAACGTACCGTCACAATATTCAACACCAACTGCAGCGATTACTGCGCTCAAACGAAAAGCAATCGCTCCAGGAGCAACAGTTACGATTAAGCTCGCAGCCGGTATCTATCCAAGCTTCACATGTGATCATCCGAATGGTGATCGCATTATCATCCAAGGCACAATGATTGGTTCGACGCCAACGTGGACCTCGTTCTCGATGAATGGTCCTTCGGCTGCTGCGCGCGCGCAAGACTCAGCTATAAACATTGGGATATTGAGATCGCGCTACGGAACGGAAATTCAAACTGCCACCGCCAGCGGATCGTGCTTTCAAAATCTCGGTGCTGGTCCGGTGACACTAGTGGATTGTTTGTGTACTGGACCGAATTATGGCGGATCGAATACATCAGGCGTCTACGCCACCGGTAATCAATCAATCTTGTGCTTCAATGTCGCATCATGGGGCCATTCTTGGGGCTTCACTTCCATTGCAGGTGCGTTAACTTGTCACGCGTGTTTCTCGCTCGGAAATTTTGGCGCCGGTTATTATTGTGATAGTGCCGGTCGTATTGGAATTCAAGCACAATCATCGGGCAATTCAAACGGTTTTGCCGGAATTTATTCAGACAATCACGCGGTTGTTCTCGCAAACTATGGATTTTTTATGTCAAATGGGAGCTATGGATTTGCTTGCGGCGATCATTCGCATGGGAATATGATCAATAACAACACATCAATGAATGGTGGGGTTGATAACGTCGCCTATAATTTGAGCGAAATTTATATTCAATCTGCTCAGAATGCCGGGACAATGTCGCCTGCTTCAAACACGATGGGTAATAATGGCAGCCTCATCACGTTGAGTTAAGAGAAAGGAACAAGCGATATGCAAGTTTTCATCGCTGAGGGAAATCTGATAGACGACATATCTGACATTCCGGTTGTCGCTTACTATCCGGACGGCCTTACGATCACCTCTAATATGCACGGAGCCAATGCCTTCGTGATGTATGCTCCTGATTCATGTTTGGTTCGAGCATCGTCTGGAATGCCAGGAATGGTGATGAAACAATCTTGGAGATCTGATGCAAACCAATCTGCGGCAGTGATTGATTACGAAAAGAACCGACGTATTAATATTGCGTTTCCGACCGATGAGCAAACTAAAGCAAACGGAACGATTAACAGTTACATAGTAAACTACGGTGCTGATTCCGCGACATGGCCAGCAGAGGCTCAATCGATGAAAGCAACCATCCAATCTGGATGGGATTATATTACTGCTGTCACCGCGAACGCTGACGCGATGAAGCAAGGAACACCGCCACTTGATCCGACCGACGACGCAAATTGGCCTGCGCCAATAACGCCAATCCATATTACTTAAAGGATGCGAACGTGCCGCCCGCACCAGTCCAAACTAATCTTTTCGCTATGCCGCTTGTCTCGATGAGCGTCCAGACGGGAACAAATGAAGATTGGATCTCGGCGATCAATTATATAGTCAACGACAGTGCCGGCGGTTTCTTGTCGCAACTCGATCTTCGCGGCATCCGCTTTGAAATGGAAGTTCGTCCAACGACGCCTTCGCATGACGTTGTGATAACGGCATCGACTGATGACGGCACGCTCACGATTGGTGCTGATCCTGATTGTGGGTTCTTTCTCTTTCATGTTCCTGTCATTAAGATGTCAATGGTGTTTCCAGGAACTTATGTCGGCGAGGTTCGCGGTAGTGATGGCTTTGGCATGAGGCGTGTGATCGATGTCGCTCTAGAGGTCGTTGAGGGGGTCGTCCGGCCATGACCATTACGTCCGTTTCTCCCGTCGTACTCGCTGGCGTCACCGTCGTTGCTGCGCCGTATGGCGCGCGCGGTCCGATCATTTGGGGAACATCAATTGATTGGGCTCCAGTTCAAACAGGCATAGTTGATCTTACAATGCAGCAATTCGGTCTCGGCTTTATGCCGGGGACGCGTGTTCGTGTCGCGTCGCAAGACGTTCCTCAAGCTTGGATGGAAGGGCTTGTTACCGCTTACAATGCCGCGGGTGACAATGTTTTAACGGTAGACGTTGATCTCACCGCCGGTCCACCCTACGACGCGACTAACCACAACGCTTGGAACGTCAATGTTGCCGGCGTTCCGGGCGTAGGAATTCCCGGGCCTACGGGAGCGACGGGTCCAACAGGTCCCTCTGGCGGTCCTGTAGGCCCCGCCGGACCACAAGGTCCTCCCGGCCTTCCTGGCGCTGCTGGCGCTGCCGGACCACAAGGCCCCGTTGGGCCTGAAGGTCCTCCCGGAACGCCTGGAGGTCCAATCGGGCCACAAGGTCCGCAGGGAATTCAAGGACCAGTCGGTCCTCCAGGGGCACAAGGGCCGCAAGGGCTCCAAGGTCCTATCGGTCCAGAGGGACCTATTGGTGCGGACGGTCCTATTGGACCTATCGGTCCGGCCGGTCCACAAGGTTCAGCTGGACCACAAGGTCCAATCGGTCCGACTGGCCCGGTGCCGGAAGCGCCGACTGATGGTGGCATCTACTCGCGTCAATCATCATCATGGATTAACGCGCAGAATGTTTTTGCGCCATTGGCAAATCCGATCTTTACTGGTGATCCGCGAGTACCAACGCCTGCAATTAATGATAATGATTTTTCAATTGCGACGACACAATTTGTTACACGCGCGGTTAGTACCGCGTTCGCTTCTGTGCGCGATGCCTATGCTGTACGCGGCCTTACTGGCGTAACTAGTGCAACGCAATTTCTCGTTACATTCTTTGAGGCTGTTTTGCATCAACCTGGTGCAGGTAGCGTACTCGTCACCAATGGCAATTTGACGGTGACGCAAACTGCCGCCGCTGGCGCCAATGGTCCGGATGCAGCATTGTCGAATGGTGATGTGCATCTCTACGCGATTTGGAACCCGACGACATCGACGCTCGCTGGCATCTGTTCGAACGCTGGACCAACTGTCGGACCGACGCTGCCATCTGGCTACACGCACTGGAGTTATCTCACGACGGTTAAGCGTGTTGGCGGTAATCTCGTCCCAATCTACATTCGTGGCAATAAATGTCTTTATGGCGCTGCACAAACTATTTATAGCGGCAATCCCGGTGGCGTTTGGGTTTCCGCCTCCGCGGTTGGAGCGGTTCCGGCGATTGCGTCGAATATCCATTTCACCGCCAGTTTTGTGATAAGTTCTGGTCCTGGTTCTACCGCTGTTTCGACTTATCTTGGTATAGTTAGCGGAGGGATTATATATACTGCACGTGTTGATTGCAGTTTTGGAAATATGAATAATGGTTCTAGCGTTCAAGGTGTTATGCCAAATGTAAGTCAAGTGATATGGCTTGCTAACACTGTACTTTATAATCCTGGTAGCCTCTCGGCTTATTCCATTATTGTTGATGTTGTTGGATATGAAGTGCCAAATGATAGCTGATCCAGGGAGAAGATGAAATGCGCTACGCGATAATTAATGAACACAAAATGGTCGTACATATAATGGAATGTGACCCCAACAGTCTTCCTCATTTGGATGGATATCATTTTCATCCGTTGCCAGAGGGAGGGGTAGACGTGGGCGACACTTTCGACGGGAAAAAGTTCATCCCTCAACCAGTAAAGCCGCCAATGGCGTTTCGAACATGAGTTGCGCTCGTTGCGAGGAAATGCGTCGTCGCGCTATTGAAACTTGGAAGAAGTTCACCCGCGCAGCATCGGCGCAGTCGCAAAGAAGCGATGATGAACAACGGCACAGCGTTGTGGACCATCGCTTGGATACTCGTATCAATCGTGACCGTCGGCATCGCGTTTGAATGGCGGGTCGATGCGGCTATAGTGTTTTGGGGCATTTCGACTTTGATCCTGCTCGCGCTAAGACCAAATTGAGGAGATAACCGTGGCACAACAAATCATCCCGCCTTGGCTTGAAGTTATGCGGGCGATTACGGGTCTGAGCGAATATGAGAATGGCTCAAATCCCAAGATCGAAGGGATGGCAGCTTACATTGGGCGCAAGTTTCCCGAGCAAGCAACATATGCCGCTAATTATACTGATGACTCCATCGCTTGGTGCGGAGTTGCGACCGATTTTTGTCTCGCTGCCAGTACTCAAGAAGGCATCTCGGGCCCATTCGGACCAACTGA